CTTGTTAAGTCGCACTTGCGCCGGCTCCGGCCTTATAGTAAGTGTGCGATCTTAGAACCGTTTGGTTCTTCGTAAATCTACCATTTGGGCGATGTATCCGAGGATTACCTCTCGATCTTCGTCCATTACCGATCCCTTGATAATATTCTCGGGCGGTTTATATGGCAAAGGAATGGTCATCCCATTAAGGCTATCGGTTATTGCCCTAGCTGGTATGAATATCTGGTTATTATTAACCGGAGCATCATCCATTCCTTTTAAAACCCAACTGCGGAAAACTGCATAGTCCTCCTGTGTGGGGTCTAATTGCTCCCGTCTGAAACTGGCTTCATTAAAGTAGCCTATTTCGTTCTCCATGAAGTTGTCCAGTACTTCATTCGGATTAGGGAGTTTCTTATCGTGAGAAGGTATAACATCTTCCACGGATAAGAGACCGATTGATGCAACCATCCCGATTCGGATGGCGGTCAACCTATCAAGTGTATCCACGATATCGTGGGAACCACTATAACCTATTGATTTCGCGTATCTATGGATATCGCGAGACCGAACCTCGTAACTCTTCTTCGATTGGAGTTCCTCAGCTAAGCTCTGGAAGTTACGACATTGGTCGCCCCAGGCCTGAAGCGTAAGGTTTAGGTATTGGTCACTTAGTAAATAAGGTAGGGGATCTAAAAGCCCCCTAACCGTATTACCAGTGGCCATTCTTCTGGTAATGAAGTCGATTACAGTAGGGTAATCCTCCTGTATATTTAACTTCATTGTCGCAATACGAATTATCGCACTGTGACAATTTGTGATGAGCAAACTTGCTAATTCATCACGTTGTCCCAACCACGGGAAACCGTAACCACCCATCCATCTTGGTAAAAATACCGAGGGGTGTCCACCAGTGAATGAACTCATCCACTGGTTGAATCGGCAGGATGCAACATATTTCATCCTATCGTTTGGAAACCATCGGAAGACGTTCTTTAGAGCGTTTGCCTTTCCGATTGCTGGATTCTTATAAGAATCATCAGCCATTATCGACTGTAACCCAAAGGGAGAAAGTAACCGTAGTTTGATTACATCTACGTGTATTCCCCCATCGTAATTGGGTACATTGTCGTGGTTTTCCCAAGGGGATTTGCCAATCCCTATTGCATGAGGATTATTCCTCAGCACTTCTTCAGTGAAGAACGCGCAATATCTAGAGAAGAGCGTCTTCGACTCCTGTATTACATTACCGTACTGCTGATGAGTTTTGATTAACTCTAAGAAAAATTTCTTATGGCAGTATGTAAATACGTCGTCTCCTGCAATGAGACAATAAGGCACCCTGTGTTGAACACCGAGGCCTTGGGAGCAGATGACGTGGATAACCGCATTCGAGAGACATAAAAGTTCTTTCGTCCCTGGGTTACCCATGAGGATTCCATTAGTACAAATTATTAACTGATGGTAATCCAAATCGCCTTCATCTTGATAAATCTCTATCTCCCTATCTTTTAATAATATAGAAAGGGAAAGGAGCAAGAAATTTCTTGAGGTAATATCGGGCGAAAACTCCCGGATTATTCTCTCTCCAATTTCCTTAAGGAATTCCTTATTTAGGTTATTGGAAGCTCCTTTGAGATCAAAGGTTCCGAATCCCGCACCTATGCGGTATTCAGCCTGTCTCTCCAAATGGACGGCTACGTCCCAGCCTTTGTAAGACCTACTAAAGGCAGATTGGAGACTCGGAATGTTCCCTATCACACCAGCAAACCAATGTGCTAGTGGTTGTAAGAAAACAGTAACATGAGATTCTTCCATGGTTATCCATCGAATCTTGTTTCCTGGTTCTACAACAGGGTGTGCTTTCGCAACAATCCGTTTCGGTGTTATCGTCCGGTTGATATCAAAACCATATGGTTTCCCGGCAATATAACCCGATTTGAACATTTGTTCAACCGCGAACTGCAACATTTGTAGCGGTAGTTCGGGATCCAATCCAAAGATTGGTTCTTCGATTGAGATGTGTGAATTTTCTCCACCAAACATTACTGCCATTGCAGTATTAGTGCCCATCTCATTTCGAAACGCAGAGCTTAAGAAATTTCTTTGCTCTACGTCCAGTGTATCCCTTCTGCACATTGTATACATCTTCGGAATTCCGGAGATTGTGCGATAAGGGGCACCGAATATTGTAGCGTCCTCTACATCATCCTCTATTGAGGTTTGGACAAAGTCCTCAATCCATTTCCCAAGGAAGTCAAAAAGACGGCCTCCCTGAGATCTGGTCTTGCCATAGCATGCTGAGGCAGAGAGCGAGATATGTGGACGCGGCGTAGGCATTCTCTTCTTAATGAGATTGACCATTTGGTCTAATGCCTTCTCCGTTCTAGAAGACATGTGTGGTGTCCACACAGGTTTTCTAGTTAGGTCTTCTCGCCAATCTCTCACCTCCTCACTGAATCTCTTCGGAGTGAGTGGTGGAGGTGGAAAGTTCCTCGTCTGACAGAGTGTTCCTAACCTTTGTAAGAACTCCCCTGTCGGACGTCGACCAAACTGGACTAACGGTAAACGACGAAGCCATGGTAAGTTTTCATACCATAATTCGCCGATATATCCGTTGTTCCCTCCCGGAACGCCAACCGGGAAGGGATTTTCGGAAATTTTTTCCGATCCGCCTGCAAAGTGTCGCAGGTGTAATACGACTTTTTTCCATAATTTATGGAATTCTTCGTAGGAGTGGACTACAGTGCAAAAGCACCAGATCCACAACCTATAATGGAGAGCTGTAATCGGCCTCCCGACCAGCTCAGGTGAGGATATCAATAGACAATCCTCTAATGCTCGCCACGAGTGTATAAGGCGC